TACATTCATCCCAATGTTGTTAATCGAAAACTCAGGTATGTCCAGACAAACTGGAGCTGCCGTAGAAAGTTTCAGAAATGAGATGGTTAAATCGAATGAGGCAACTCAACAAATATTTACAAACATGTTATCTGTGAATAAAGAAAATAATACAAAACTCTTAGATGGTTAAAAAACTAAAATGGCATTAACAAAAATAAAACCGGATGTTATAGATGAAACCTTAGACTATTCGTTTGATAATATAACGGCAAATAGTCTAAGTATTTCTGGTAGTTCAAACTTGAATTCTATAAGTAATGTGAAAATTACTGGAGGTTCTAGTGGTCAATTCATATCAACTGATGGTTTAGGAAATTTATCTTTTACAACAACCTCAAGTGGTTCTTATGCTAATGGAGCTTTTGCTGCGGCTAACACTGCTGATCAAAAAGCAGTAAGTGCTGGATCATATGCCAATTCTGGTTTTGATCAAGCAAATACTGCAAATACAAATGCTATAAGTGCAGGTAGTTATGCTAATGGAGCCTTTACTTCTTCAAACACGAAACTTGCAACTTCTGGTGGAACAATTTCTGGCGACTTAACAATTTCTGGAAACACTAATTTACAACAATCAATAGAAAAATTACAAACAATAACCGGTGCTACTGGAACAGTAGCACATAATTTTTCTTTAGGTTCATTGTTTTATCATAGTTCTATATCAGCAAATTTTACTGCAAATATAACAAATGTACCTTCAACAAATGACAGAGTTATAGTGGTATCTTTAATCTTAATTCAAGGTGCTACAGCTTACATACCTAGTGCATTACAAATTGATGGTACATCACAAACTATAAATTGGTCAAACGGAACCACACCAACAGGAAATGCTAATAAAAGAGACTTGGTTGTTTTTTCTTTAGTGAGAACATCTAGTACATGGACAGTATTAGGTCAATTGTCAACATTCGGATAAAATGCCTAGATCAAGTTCATTAACTTCTATAGCGACTTATTTATTGTATAGAGTGGGTTCAGCTGCATCCGGTTTAGCTAACGGATGGATATCCATATCAACAAATAGGTATAGAGGAATAACAGGTACTTTTAGTAATACGAGCAATGGACAAATAATTACAGTTGGTGCCGATTCAAACACTTCTACGACACTTACAAATACAGCAAGAATAATCAATAGACACAAATCTAATGGAAATATTTATTGGGCAGTAAATTATCCAGCAAATACTTATATTTTTGCAAATCATATTTCAGTAGAAAGATATGAAACGGCATCTAAAGACGTTCCCGATTCGAGTCAAAATGTTTATATTGGAGTGAGTCACTCCAGTTCATCTTCGGCTTTAAATACAAGAGTAAATGTTATAAGACTTACACCTACTGGAACAATAGGATTTCAAAGGCAAATTACTGATGTTTCGGGTGAATTTGCTTTTAGTGATTTAAAATCTGATTATCTAGGAGTTACTTTTACAGAGTTTCAATATATTTTACGTCTTAATACCGCAGGATCAACAGTATATCAAAAACAATACGTTGTTCCTAGTGGTCATGATTCAGCAACTATTAGAGCTTGCGAAGCCTTCGATAATGTTTCTTGGTTTACTGCTGATTCTCGCCAATATAGTAATACCTTTTACTCTCAAGTTATTTCTTTAACTTCAACAGGAACTATTTCTTGGGGTAGACAATTGGGAATAGGAATTGGTAGATTTTTTATATCAGAAGGTATGTGTGTTGACTCGGATAAAAATGTTTACTTAGCGGGAAGAGAAACTAGTACGGGCACAACCGAAGGATTCGTTGCTAAATTAACAAATACCGGATCATTAGACTGGGCTAAAAGATTTAGTAACACTAATATTGCATATATAACATATTCCAAAAAAGATGATGCTGTTTATTTTGCAGGTAGAGACACTCGAAATTCAACCGTAGGAGTTATTTCGAAAATATATTCAAATGGTACGGTTGATTATACTAAAACAATACACGCTACTGATGGACAAGCACCTAATATATTTCCAGATAGGGAAGGGTATATCTATCTAACCAGTAAAGATTTTGTAACAAAATTTAAAGCTGACGGATCAGACACAGGAGTTTATGCTTTAGCAAATACTATTACTTATGCAAATGCTAGTTCTTCAAATGTTACGGTAACCGATATTCTTTCTTCTATAACAAGTATTAGTTCTGGAGTCACACTGACAAACAGTTCTTTAGGAATAACGACTCCTGCAACTTCTTTATCGACTATATCTTTTTCGGACACTATAACAAACTTATAATATAAATAAAGGTTTAAAAGGAAATAAAATGGAAACTTTAGTAGAAATGATGAAAAAAGTATTAGCAGATACATTTGCTATGTACTTAAAATCACACAACTACCACTGGAATGTAGAAGGTTCAAACTTCCCACAATATCACGAATTTTTTGGTAATTTGTATGCAGAACTTCACGGCGCAGTTGACCCTATCGCTGAACAAATTAGAGCTCTAGATGCTTATGCTCCAGGTTCACTTTCTAGATTTATGGAACTTACTGACATTCAAGATGAAATGAATGTTCCTCTTGGTACTGATATGGCAAGAAAATTGTTGGGTGATAATGAAATAGTAATGAATACATTGAATATGGCATTAAAATTGGCAGAACAATTTGATAAGCAAGGTTTAATGGACTTTTTAGCTGGTAGAATTGATACTCATAGTAAACATGCTTGGATGTTGAGAAGTATTTCAAAATAAATGAATGACGGTTATCTTGGTAATGAACGATTAAAAAAAGTTGGCATAGAAATACAGTATACGGAAGAACAAGCCGTAGAATTAGCTCGTTGTATTGAAGATCCTGTATATTTTATAAGAACTTATGTTAAGATTGTAAACGTCGATAAAGGTCTTGTACCATTTGATATGTGGCCATTTCAAGAAGAAATGGTCAAATCTTTTCACAGTAATCGTTTCTCGATTGCAAAAATGCCTCGACAGGTAGGTAAAACTACCACAACGGTTGGTTACATGTTGTGGTGTGTTTTATTTCAAGAAGAATATTCAATCGCAATATTGGCCAACAAAGGTCAATTAGCCCAAGAAATTCTTTCTAGATTGCAGAAGGCTTATGAATATCTACCTATTTGGTTGCAACAAGGCATTATTGTTTGGAACAAAAGAAATATAGAACTTGAAAATGGTTCTAAAATATTTGCGTATGCGACTTCTGCGGCTGGTGTTCGAGGTGGTTCTTACAACTTGATTTTTTTGGATGAATTTGCTTTCGTTCAACATAACATGGCATTAGATTTCTTTCAATCTACATATCCTGTTATCTCATCTGGACAAACATCAAAAGTTATTATTGTTTCTACTCCGAATGGTTTGAATCTGTTCTATAAAATGTGGACGGATGCAATTGAGAAACGTTCAACTTATGTACCGGTTGAAGTTCATTGGTCGATGGTTCCAGGTAGAGATCAAAAGTGGAAAGAAGAAACGATACGAAACACCTCAGAAGAGCAGTTCAGAGTTGAATTTGAAACTGAATTTATTGGTTCTTCAGCAACGTTGGTTTCTGGTGTAAAATTAAGGTCTCTAGCATTCTTTAATCCGATTGAGTCTGAAGAAGGTTTGGACATTTACCAAAAACCGCAACCAAACCGACTTTATATTTGTACGGTAGATTGTTCAGAAGGTGTGGAAAGAGACTATTCGACAATCAATGTTATAGATGTTTCAGAAGTTCCATACAAACAGGTTGCCAAGTATCGTAACAATAAACTACCTTTGTTATTTTTTCCAACCGTAATCTATTCGTTGGCCAAAAAATATAATGAAGCTTTCGTATTAATTGAGACAAATAATGTAGGTCAACAAGTAGTTGACATTATGCACTATGATTTAGAATATGAAAATGTCTATAAAATCGACCATCACCACATTAAAGGTCAGACAATTTCTGGTGGTTTTAAACGATCTGCAAATTTTGGTGTTAAAACTACCAAAACAGTCAAAAAAATTGGTTGCGCTAACTTGAAAACTCTAGTAGAAAGTGATAAGTTAATTATCAACGATTTTGATACGATTGCTGAATTAAATACTTTTGTTCGTCAGAAAGATAGTTATGCTGCCGAAGAAGGCAATAACGATGATTTGGTGATGGGATTAGTTCTTTTTGCCTGGTTAACGGCACAATCCTATTTCAAAGAAGCCACAAATATCGATATTCGTAAAGTTTTACTTGAAGAAAACGACATGTTAGGTGAGGAACAATTACTACCTGTAGGTATTATTGATGATGGAAGACCAGAACCTGTTGTTGATTCTTCTGGTGAGATGTGGTCTGCCATAGAGGATAGAGGCTATATATCCTCAAGATTCTAAAAACATAAATAGACTATAAAAGAATTTATTCAGCCTGAAAAAAGGAGATTTAAAAATGGCTTTTCAACTATCACCAGGTGTGAATGTCTCAGAAGTTGATTTAACAACTGTTGTACCTTCTGTGGCTACTACTGTTGGTGGTTTTGCCGGTAATTTCAACTGGGGACCAGTGGATGAAATTGTAACTATTAATAATGAAGTTCAACTAGTAGAAAGATTTGGTAAACCAGACAGCAACACATACACCTCATTCTTCACTGCCGCAAACTTTTTATCGTATTCAAACGATCTACGCATCGTTCGTTCAGCAGGGTCAACTGCTAATAACGCTACAACAAGTGGCACGCCTGTAAGAATTGATAATAGAACCGATTATGAACAAAATCATTCATCAGGTTCAGAATCAATTTTGTTTGCAGCAAAGTTTCCAGGTTCATTAGGAAATTCATTAAAAGTTTCTATGTGCGATTCAAACGTTGCTATATTAAGTACATGGCAATATCAAAATGTGTTTAGTTCTAATGCAAATACCTCTTCTTATGCCACTTCAAAAGGTGTTACTGGAGATGAAATACATATTGTCGTCATTGATACTACAGGTAAAATTAGTGGTACAGCTAATACTATACTAGAAAAGTTTGATTTTGTATCAAAAGCAAGTGATGCAAAAAATTCTGACGGTACAACAAATTATTACAAAGATGTTTTAAACACAAGATCAAAATGGATTTGGTGGACATCACACCCTGTTTCTGGTACCAATTGGGGAAGAAGTACTGAGTATATAATAGCAAACGAACCAGATAGAGCTTACGATTTACTATCAGCAACGGATTACGTATTGAGTGGAGGTATCGATAGTGCTCCTTCAGCAGGTAACTTAACTTCCTCTTATGACTCGTTCGATAATCCTGATGCGGTTGATGTTTCATTAATCATGTCTGGTTCAGTTGTAGGCGATACAGTTCCAGATCATTTAACTGCTATGGCAGAAAATAGAAAAGATTGTTTAATTTTCTTATCACCAGAACAATCGGATTGTGTAAACAATTCTGGAAATGAAGTTGCTGATATTACAACATTAAGAAATACACTTAACTCTTCTTCTTTTGCTGTTATGGATTCAGGTTGGAAATATCAGTACGATAAGTATAATGATGTTTATCGCTGGATTCCATTAAATGGAGATATTGCTGGACTTTGCGCTAGAACCGATATCGAAAGAGATCCATGGTTCTCACCAGCAGGATTTAACAGAGGTCAAATTAAGAATGTTGTAAAACTATCTTGGAATCCTACAAA